CGGCATCATGGTGGTCTGAGCAGGGTCAGGCTCCGAAGATTGAAGCACAATGCCCATATAATCAAGCGAAGCTTCACGATTCAATGGCAGACTTATGGGCAATCCGCTTTGAGCTAGCTTGTCACTTAACTCCTTGAGCATATCCTCACAGTCCTCGTTCGAATGCAACCAGATTTCTCGCACCCCATCAAAAATTTGTTCCTTAATATGGTCAACATCAGAAATGTCTCGACGCTTCCACAAGAACCTCTTCATAATGGACTCACGATCAAGGGCGAGCACGTATCTCTCACCGTGCTTCACAAACCTACGTTTCAAAAACTCGAACTTGCCGAGGTCCTTATCACGAACGGAGTCCTTATCAATTGGCGTTTTGTCGGCATTGGTCAAAGTGAGACCCAATTCCGACATGAACTCAACAACCAAATGAGGTGGTAACTTGGCGTTGACAGCATCATCCATACCAGTGCCATGATCGTCTCCGAGGCAGATGATGTAAACGCTGTCGTCCTCCGCTTCAGTTAAACCGGCCCTAACGCCGACATATGTGTAACTCAACAACACAGTTATGCAATTGAACAATGGGGTAAGTGGAAAACCACTAGGGAGGCCGTGCGACAAAACGTAAATAAGGTCATCGACAGTATGACAACCACCAATGGCCTTTTCAAGAAGGCTCAATGCAACCACTCGATCACCATGATCTTCAATGAAGGCGGCGATAAGTCGATCAACAACCCTCATGAGTTGGGCCAATTGACTTTTATCGAACTTGCTAAAGTCCTTATAGTCAAGGAAGAGTCCCCGAAGAGACACAGCGATATGATCACCGTCAACAACAGGGTCCATACAAATGGCGATCCCAAGCTCATGATTGATTTTGGGCATTTGGTACGCCAAACCGCCGTAGAGCATTCTCCAAACCACGGTGTAGTCTATTGGGGAAGCCGAAATCAACCGGGTTTCACCCTTAGCGACCTTGGACTTAGGCCGGACCTCGTCCTTCAGGAAATCCTTGAACACAATCTCCCTGTCCTCACCCGACAATAGTCTCTCAACAGCGTCTCGTAATTCGGGATGGATGAACCGATCCTCCTTGCGAATCAAATCGGCCCGCTTGTACTTCTGGTCCCAAGGATAGCCCACACCTGCTGCGGGATCTATACTATCAACCATCCCGGGAATCCCAAACACAGCATCCTCAATACTGATACGCTTGATGGGCTTAATGTGGCGACTAAGTTTCTTGAACATGCGATTCTCAGCCTCCAATAGGGCGTTCATGTTTCCCCTAAATGGTGGGGGATTAAGGTAGCCCTCAATGGCCTTGTGCAAGGGGTCGATGATCTCTCCATCAACCACGCACCTACCCTGAATTGCGATAGCGTTCGGGGAGGTGCCGTCGTTCAACACAGTCGGGAGAATCGACGACTTAGTCTTGCGATTGGACTTATAGGCTGCAGGTCGTACTCCTGGTAGCTTTTCCTTGAACGTCTTGGCCTTCTCAGGTTCCGGATTGGCTGATTGGACTTGAACTTCCGTAGGAACGTGAGCCTCCAAAATCTCTTGCCAAATCGGAACAGCTTGACCACGGGTGCCATCAAGAGTGCGACTGAAATGAACACCCGCCACCTTTCGATGAAGGTGCGAGTTGTCATTGGACACGACAAGAGAACCGCAATCCCCCCCAACAGTCATCATGGCATATTGGAAATAATCATGAATGAGCGCAACCTTACTAACCTTGTCATAATCAACATAAGCATAGGCTATGGTTTTGCCCTTATGCATATACTTAGCATTTGCACAGTAGATAAGGCGCTCTTTCGGCATAATGAAGCTCATCTCAGTGTCACCCCACTTGTTGATGTCAACAAAGTCGGTCTGCTTCTTAAAGAACTTCACGATGTCGGCGTGCTCACGGCCCTTATCGATCCAAATGATACTCATGTCGGCGATGGCCTCTACCTCAACGTGCTTCAGGATTTTGAAATCAACGATCTTGGTTTGATCCAGTGCAGAAATGAACGTCAATGGTTTCTCCTTGACCATAGCACTAGTGAGAACATGAGTTGGGAGTAGGAAAATGCGACCTTTGAGTGCAACTGCACACCCAACGGTGGTGTCACCCCAAGCCAACTCGTACGTGGAGGCTGTGACCTTGTCCAAGACAACTTGACTTTCCGCGGATTGCGCGTCGACAGCAAGGGGGCTCACTGTTTCCTTGCGATTACCAACAGTGCGGGAACCTATCTTCTTCATCTTCTCTGAAGTTTGCACATCTGGTTCATCTGAGGACAAGAAGGGCATAACAACCCGCCCAACTGCCAACACAGTGGCCACGGTCCCCGCATAATAGGTCCACTGTTTCAAATTGTCCGTGAGCATGGACCAACCCGAAGTGTTTTTAATCTCGGGAAGTTGATCCTTGCACTTGTTGTAGGCGGCTACGACAAAAGCGTCGAATTGAGCATCGTGGGTTATGTCCCCATTTGTCTTCAACGTTTCAATTTGGCCTAACAGTGTCTGGAATCTCACCATGTCATACGGTGCAGGAATAGGCACAACTTTGGTCAACCTGGGGTCATGTTTGACAGTGACCGCTTCCAACATCTGATCAAAATCGGGGGTGGACTGGACTTCAACCATATCTTGGTACTCATCGGGATTCTCATTTCGAACTGCCAATCGGATACTGATCATATCGTCCAATCGCTTCATAGCAGCAAACCCCTCCAGGAACTTTTTCTTCTCCAATTCATGCGAACGACGTACCATGTCAATCAAACCGAACCAAGAGACGGGCACACGAGGCTTCTTGCCATTCACGTCAAAAGGATCGTAGACCTTGAACTCAAGATTGTCCAGGTCAAACTTCTCCAACGAGGTTCCAACACCAAGCTCGCCCTCAATACTCTGCTTGAGTTTCACGGAGACGCAAGTCCCGAGTCGACGAATAAATGCACTCTTCTCGTGAATTGCATCCGGTCGAGGATACTCTATGTTACTGGTAAAGACAACCAGTCGAGGAGCAGCCACCTCGTTCCGGGCCTTATCCTCAATAGAGGCTTGGGGAACCTGGAAAGGCTGGGAATTGATCAACCCGAGGACTGCATCAACAAGAGCCACGCCATAAGCTTGATCATTGACGTTTAAAACATCCTCAAGAATGATAATGCCCTGGTTATGAAAACCATCCCAATGGGGTCGATTCAAGGTGGTCGTGTAGGTATAATCAGCAATACGTTCATAAAACTCCTCATACGTTATGTCCATCCCCAGGACTTCACGACAGTAGTTGAAAATGAAAAAATATAGTTGCTTGGACTTGCCGTTGCATGGCTTCCCAGCAAAGTAAACAGAATCGGGCACTTGACGTAGCGCTCGATTTTTCCCAATATGCGGGGTTAAAGATGCAAGGATCCGCTCAAGAACGCGAATCCAATCGGCAACAGCCCTTTCAGACGCCCCCGTTTTGTCCGAGGAACGGTAAATTTGCATCTCGGCCACCAACTGGATAGCATCATGATAATACATCATATAATCCTTGATCTCGTTCCTATTGAACTTGTCAACAAATGCCATGTAACGCTCTCGCATCTGGCGAACCTTAACAGGCTGCAGGAAACCAAAGGACACACTCTCCTTGATAAAACCAGCCTCCATAACGGCATCCATGACATATTGCGTCAAAGTGGCGACAACAGTAATGAAGGACTGGGTGGTCTTGATGCCAAGACCAAGGATGGCTGCCTTTTTCAAAATGCCAGACAGATCCATCTTGAAGTCTCGCTCTTTAAACCAGTCGGAAACCTTGGTCATCAGCTTGCTAGAGTTCACCATTGTGTCAAGTGCGTCATCCAAGACTCCCTGCACAACGACATCGTCCCCATCAGCGGATCGATGTCGACCGATAGAAGCACGGACGGCAACAAAAGCGGCTAGCACGACAAGACCACCTGCGGCAAAGGTTGTGACTCGAACAATGGCCAAAAGGTTGAGCATCTCACTATTAGCAATCCGCAAGTCAGCCTGCGCATTCTGCAGCATCACGTGGGCATCCGCACCTAAGGGACCGAAAGTGTCCCTTACAACCTCAAGGGTTTGGTCGACGTTTCGCAAGGTGTCAATAAATTTATCACCTGATGGAGACATCAAACTCGTACCTCTTTCCAAATTTTCCGTGATTTTGGCAACCACGGGGATGGAAAAGAATGTCTCAGCTAACCAATCGAAGCCAAACGCCTGGAGTTGGACACTTTGTTCCATAAAAGATCTGGACAAGGAATGCACATCATCCAAACTTTGGCTAGTTAACAACCACTCCCTCACGTCACTTTGGTAGTTATTCTGAGCAGCTGCGGCCAACACAATCTCTTGGAGATGTGAAATGGTGGCGCATCTAGAGGCCTTAACGGCAGACGATATAGCCCTAGCAAGAGCGTCATCCGAGGGATAATTACCCCAATCGTCATCATACAAGCCATCCACCTCCTCTGGCTCCTCGGGTTCGAAAAGAGTCCTTTGAAGACCAAGGATAAGTGGTTCAGCTGTATCAACAACACGTGGAGGTGTAATCGTAACAGCCGCCGCACGAACGCTGTCCAAGTGATCTTGGTCAACGGTTTCATCTTCCTCCTCAGATCGGTTCCCAATAAATGACAACCGGTCATTTGAAAAACCTGTTTGTGCCATTGTTGGGGTGATCTGACCATCTAGGCGCATACTACGGAATGTTTGCTCCAGGGTGGGGGGGGTGAGTGCTGGGAAATGCTCTTGTTGAACATCCACATCACCAGGCTCACCAGAAAACAACACGTCTCGACTAACAGCATTTAATGCCCGGCTCATGGACCCAGGCAACTGATAAATGTGACCCCCCCCGACGACCATCTCAAAGGTACCGTCGGAGAATATGTAGGTCAGTCTACCGCGAGGCCACTGCCAGGGCTTCTCACCATAACGTTGCACAAAATCTGTCACATTAAGGAGCTGTTGGCCTTCTAAAACTCGTTCACGAGCAACGGTACCCGCAGGTTGGAAAACAGGACCTGCTTGTAAGATGCAACCGGTAGTCAGCCTAGAGCTTGGACAACATGCTCTACAAGAAGTGACACACTCAAAGTCACAAGCATTGCATGTGTGACCCTTCCATTCGGAATATTGTTGGACACACATTACTGAGGTATGGCACTCCTTCCTCTCGGCGAACACCATCGTGCCATCAAAAGCCTGGTCAATGTTGTCCAGAGTCTCGTCTCGCCACGAGGGGTACTCCTCCGAGGCCCGTAAGTAGCCAGCTTGCTCAGCCGTGAACGTCAATCGTGAAAGACAATCACACGAGTCAGGGGTCGGGCAAGGGGCCAATATGGTGTGAGCCAACACATCATAATTAACGACCCCACGGGACATTGGGAATTGGAAAACATTCGTCATGAGTGGCCCATGGAATAACATGTCATCAATTCTACGCATCGCGTGAAGAGCGTAAAGGTACCCCGAGGCAGAACCAAATTTCAGATCACGGAAACTCCAAACCCCATTGTGATTAAACCACCTCATCAGATAATTCAAATTCTCAACATTCTGCTCGGTGACCACTTCAAAGAAAACTAACCAATCTTCGTAAGTCATACGTGGGTTGGCACGGGCAAACCAAGAAAAGTAAACAACCATATGCATATCGAGCACCTGTCTAAACTCACCTTGCAAGTTTGTGTGCAACATTCCAGTTCGCGCACTGTAAGCCATATACCCACTAGGAGGTTTATTTGCTTGGCACAACACGTGTTTGCACAACAAAAGGAAAGGTCCATTAGTTTCAAGGTACTCAACAGTGTCATGGAAAAAATTCAACGGAGAAACTTCATGAGGAATCAATTTCGGGAACTGAGTGTCCTCATAAGTGGCCCAATAAGCGTCAATGCTCATGTCACGAGACACACACTCACTGACCAAATGACCTATGGTTTGGACCAAACCCCGAGGTATGATCCTATTCTTGATAACACCACCGAACTCCCGAACCGCAGGTGTTTCAACCCCCAATCGAGCCTTCTCGGCCGTGGCCTCCCAATAGGAGGGGGG